AATTGCAGGCTGCACCCTTTCTCTCAACTGAGGAGGAGGCAAGGAAGGCCACCAAGCCACCTCTATATATAAAAAAAAGTAGGCCTGCATGTCATTAGTTGCTAGGCAACCTCAGGCCATTTTGGCGGGCTGCCACAGGATGTGGGAGGGTGACTTAAAGGACGTTGCCTAGGAGACTGCCGCCAGTCACATGAAAGGCGCCGGCGGAAAACCACCTGGGGCCTCTTACTTCCTCTGTAAGTAACTTATTTTTCTGTTAATTTCTTTAGTTAACTCTTTACTACCTTTAATTTAGGCCTACTTTTTTATATTTTCAGAAAAACCCTGTGTTGTTCCTGTCTTTGGTGGTGGTTGGTTAACTACTGGTAAGATGGGCATCTTACTGTCTTTACCTGAGATTATAGCTGCCGCTGAAGTGGGCTGGGCAGAAGCTGTGGCCATTGCCGGGGGGGAAGCTGCCATCTTCTCTGGTGAAGGAGCCGCTATTCTAGAGAGCCTGTTAACTGCGGGGGCACTAACAGGCGAGGCTACCACAGCACTTGGAATCTCTGACGCAGCTGCCATTACATTGACAGCTTTTCCAGAGCTAACCAAGACATTTCTTACTCTGCAGACCACACTTGCTGCTGCTAGCTTTGCTGGAGGTGTTGCCTATTCCATCAATCCTGGGGAGCGGGTGTTCAAGAGTATTGAAGGACCAGGTGGACTCGGGCCCCAACTTAGAGGAAACATGGCACTTCAACTGTGGTTTCCACAAACGGGGCTGTGGCAAAACTATGGTGTCAGCCTCCCCGACTGGTGGAGTAGCTTGCTCAGCCAATTGCCTGATCCCTACACAATTTTGCAGGACATTGCCAGAGGAATCTGGACCTCCTACTATAGAGCTGGACAAGAAATTGTCAGAAGAACAGTTGGAAATCAAATCAGAGGATTTGTAGGCTCTGTTCAAGAGAACCTGCTCCAAACTGGCAGGGCTATTGTAGAAAGGGCCCCTGATCCAGTTACAGGCCTCATTAATGTCTGGAATTGGGCTACTGAGCATCAAAGACAATGGGAAACTCAAGCTCTCCTAGAAGGACAGCCTGTGTTTGGGAGGGAGACCCAATGGGAGAGTCAAAACCTCCCAATAGATGGGGGAAATAACCAAAGGGATGGATGGCATTGGGGAGGGCAATGGGTTACTATGCCTGGCAGCAATCTAGGTGCCTATACAGTGCCTCAGTGGATGTTGTATGTTCTAGAGGAAGTGGAAAAGGACCTGACTGCCCATCATGGCAACATGCGGAGCAGGAAGAGGCAAGGTGACCCTGCCAAGACAAATAAAAAAAGGAGGCGCTGAGGTCCTGGATACAGTCCCCTTGTCTGAGACCACCCAGTATGCTGTAGAGTTTGTGAACAAGCCAACCTTTCTGAAGACCAATGGGGACCCAGAATACAGATCTAGAGGCCTGCAATACCTGCTTGATGACCCGACTGTAGGTGTTCAGGGTGCTTTGTGCTACTCACTCGGGGTAATTGACCTGCCTGAAATTCCTAATGCTATGTGTGAAGATTCTGTAATTGTTTGGGAAGCTTATAGAGTGGAGACTGAGCTTATCACGCTGCCTGTGCTGGGGTCTGGGGGCTATGTTTCTGCTACAAAAACTATTGCAAGTGTTGAAGGTCCACAAATGTATTTTTGGGCTGTTGGGGGCAGTCCTCTTGATGTTGTGGGGTTTAATCCTGACCCAGATGGGACCTACACTTTTGCAGCTGAGCTTGCTGCCCCTAAGGGCACTATATCTGTTGCAGGCCCTGGTGCAACTAAAAGCCAGGTTACTACTCCTAAATATACAGTAGAGGGCTGGGCTGCAGATCCTTCCATGAATGATAATACCAAATATTTTGGAAGAATTATAGGAGGATCCCAGACTCCACCTGTAATCACCTATGGAAATGGCTCAACCACACCTTTGGTTGATGAATATGGAGTGGGTCCATTGTGCCTACATGGCGTCTGTTATCTGACCTCTGTTGATCTAATGGGAACTGTGGGCTGGCCTGGACAGGCAACACTTCCTGATGGAGGAGTTAAGAAAAGAGCCCTGCAGACTGCTGCAGGCAGGTTTTTCAGAGTCCACTTCAGACAGAGAAGGGTTAAGAATCCCTGGACCATGGAGCAAATGCTGAGTCAATTTCTCAGGCCTAAAGCTCCTGTGGTTACTGGGGCTCAAACAGAGGTCAGTGAAGTGACAATGACCCAGGACAAAGGTCCTGCCAGTATTCCTCCCACCCTTGAGGCTTCTGTGGGTTATGGTCAAGCTATTTTTAATGTTGTGGATGGCCAGCTTGTCTACCCAGATGGACAGGGGGGGAGCATAAATATAGGAACTAGAACACAAATGTAAGCCAAAGCAACAGTTTATTGTATGCAGTATCTGCAGGATTATGCTTTTGCTATGCTTTTTTATACAGAATTAAAAGAATTTGCATCAGAAAAACCAGTGTCTGCTGTACTCTGTGTAGGCCTTGTTTGCTCCTCTTCTTCTTCTTCCTCTCCATCATAAACACAGATGCCCTCCAATGCCCCCTTGCCATCCTGGATGTTTATCCTCATATCTACAAATGAGGTAAAAGAAATCCATGCTTCAAAGACAGTTTTCCAGTGCACAACTTGCTCTTGCACTTTGGCCATAAACATGCTAACAGGTTCATTCCATACAAGCAATGCAAGCAGTGTTACAGGGTTGGTAAGGAGTCTTTTCCTCACCAGAAAATCATCCTTTAACAGGGTTTTGCTAAGGTTAGGCCTATGCCTGAATTTAATGGTTTTGGCAATTCTGACCTTAACTGTTTTGGGGACTTCATAGTCATTTGAGGTTATGATACCCGGGGGCCACACTTGCTGCACTTTGTTTACATGTTTCTTCTCCAAATTCACTGCTACAGCACCATCTAAATGGTCTCTCATGTTGTCTAGGTTGGTGAATCCACAGCCATGGGGGAGGGTAGGATCTGCAGCTGATTGTCCTTTAACATCTTCTAAGAGAACTGCAAACTTGTCTATCCCACACCCTAATTCAAAAGGCAATTTTTCAGCAGGCACATTAATATTTAATGATGCACCTTGCACTAGATTTATTATGGCTGCTGCAAGAGTAGTCTTACCTGAATTAAGTGGGCCAATGAAATGCACATATCTTTTCTTTGGGGTGTTATTAACCAGTATTTCTAATATGGACACTACCTGTTCAGAGCAATCAGGTATCAGTTCCATGAGCCAAGCCACTCCTGCTAAAGTTTCTGCAATTTCAACAGGGCCTCCACACTGCTCAGCCATTTTCTCAAACACCTTTTCAAAGTAAAAACATAACAACTCCTTTCTTGTGGCTGTTGCTATTCTCACCCTGTTTTTTGCAGCCACCTGATCAGCAGCTTGGGTGCAGATGTTTTTCTGGGTTTTACAGTGCAAAAACACCTTAGCATTTGCATGGTGGGGGCTGTGCTGCTGCCAGTGCACTTTCCCGCCACTTTGGGTGTTGCACTTCTGGCAACTTCCAGGGGGATTTGCAAATTCCAAATACATTCCCATAATTAACAATGGATCTGTACTGTTCAGCACATTGGCAAATTCACAAAGCTTTATCCAGTCAACTTCTTTGCCCTTCTGCTTTTGCTCATCAAAATCATAGTCATGCAAACCCCCCTCTTTACTGGCAGGACCCCGGGTAAAAGGGGGATCTCCCAAGGCATTATAACAGTCCTGTTGTTTTAGCACAGCTCTACAATGGATAAAGGAAGAAGCACATATTTTTCTACCCCAATTTTGCACAGCAGTAACCCTGTGTTTGCCAGGACATATCATATACAATATTGCCCCCTCTACACCATCATTAACTTTAGAAATGCACCAAAACAAACAGTTAAATTTTCTAGTCATATGCACTTGCATATCATTAACTTTGGATTCTGTAGTATAGCATATAAAGCAACTATGAGTCTTATTCCCAAAAACAGCATGGCTTACAAATCCAAGCAAAGCACTAGGAATGTCCTCAGGAGGCGGGGGTCCCTTGGGCTTCTTTTTAGGGGGAGTGGAGAAGCTGCTGGCTTGGCTGGTCCCTTCACCAGGATCTGCAGGGTCCTCATCATCACTGCTTGGAAGCTCTTCATCACATCTCAGGTTTTCCTCATCCCAATCCTTGTTGAATTCTTCCCACCATTGCTCCCAGCCTTCTTCACCATATTTCTATAAAACAAACAATTAGTGCCTTTACATGCTACCCCCCAGCTGGAAAATCAAGAATGCACATACCTAGTATAAGGTGATTTTTCCCCATAGGCCAAGTTCATCCATGGTGCTATTGAAAAGGATGCAGCTCCACCAGTAATGAGCAGCCCAGTCTCTTCTTAATCCAAACCAAACTAAATAGCAATTGAAGCAGTAACATTCTCCCCATGTAATGGGTCTTCTCCAGGCTTTTAGCTTTTTTTGATGGATTTGACCTAGCACACATGTAATGCATGTGCAGGCTCTCATCCCAAACACAACACAGTGGGAATTTCTCTTGATCTTAGAGCCCCAGAGAGGCCCCAACATCTCTCCCAAAGTAGGATAATCAGAATCCCAGAAAAAACTTACTGGTCCAGAGAAGAATCCAGGATCAGACTCATGCACAGACTCCAGCTTAGCTTGAGCTTTAGCCCAGAGATCATTTAATCTGGCCATGGTCTGATTATCCCCACCTTTATCTGGGTGGTATTTAATCCTGGCCTCCCTGAGCTTTTTCTTCATTAAGGGCATATTCCCCCAACAGGTGGGGGGCAGCCCAAGAAGCCCCAACAGCTCCTTTGCTTCTTCTCTGGCTAAAACCCGATCCAT